CCGGCCATACTGGTTTAGCGTCCTTTGATCCTTGGTCCATGATTGCTGGAAATTCGACCACGTGCCACTGATCAGCTTTCGCTTCTTTTTGATTCTGTATTAATTTTCCTGTTAAATCTTTATTACTCCATCTTGTCATAACGAGCACGATCTTACCGCCTGGTTGTAAACGTTGACGAGGACCTGAAGTGTACCATTCATAAGCTGATTCAAGGGCCGTGGGGCTTAGTGCATCTTGCTCGGAATGTGGATCATCGATAATTAATAAATCTGCACCACGTCCTGTAATCGCTCCACCCACACCGGCGGCGAAGTATTCACCACCTTGAGCTGTTTCCCAACGACCTGCTGCTTTGGAGTCTTCTTGTAATCTAGTTTTAAAAATTTTTGTATAATCTTCCGAGTCGATTAGGTTCTTGGCTTTACGTCCGAATCTTACTGCGAGTTCACCCGTGTGTGTTGCTTGAATGATCTTGAGTTTTGGATCACGGCCCACCATCCATGCTGGTAGCAAGTAAGATGCAAATTCAGATTTTGTATGCCTAGGAGGCATATTAATGATCAATCGATTTATTTCACCTGATGCAAGTTTATTAAATTTTTCTGCAATGTGTCTGTGATGGGACCCCTCTATAAAATCTGGCCACATACATTTTACAAAAGAGAGAAAGTCATTTTTAGCTTTGGTCTGTATCTTTTTTTCTGCAAGTAACAACTGCATCTGTTTAAAATTCTTACGTACATCTGCAGGTAGTTTACTTATATCTATATTATCTAAATTCATTTAAAATTTTTAAAAAATTTTTTTGCACTATGTTTAAAGTGTTCAATATGTTTTTACCAGCTAAAGCTGTGTAAATCAAGCAATACAACCTAGAGTAGTGGGACCCCTTTGTACAAAAAGGGGGGATAGGGTCTAAGTTATTTGCTGTGTTTGGGATTGGTTCGGGACCCCTGGCCCGTAGGGCCAGGGGTAAGGGTTAATGACTGGTGTTATTATTAATCTCTTTTATTTCTGTATCAACCCAACCATATTGGTTCTGTGTTTTTACAGGGTCCTCGATTGGTGTTTCGAGCGCCTCGGTTCTTGGGTGTAGTCTGACAAATTCCTGTACATGTGTACGAATAAAATCATGCATACAAGTCTGGTCGCAAAAGTATTTCCATATCCCTTGTGGATATAAACCACTAACATTGATCTTCATTGTTCTTAAAACTTTAGAACCTTTGACACCACGAACCCTTGTGGTTGTCGCTCGTTTATGGCACCCAGGACCATGACACCAATTATAATCACTCATAATGAGGCAACCCTCCAAAGATTGAGCAGATCCCTGCAAAGGAAACTAATATTCCCACCTCATAATGTTGTCCATGTATAAAAACTATTACTCCTAACATTGCTAGTACAAATCCAACTAGTACCATTAGTAATCTTCCTATTAACTCGCCGTTCATTAGTGCCTCACTTTCCACGATGTTGTTGCAGTTCTATAACCATGACTATCTAAATCATAATAAACATAATAAGGGACACCTTGTTTAGATGTTCCATATCTAGACTTATCGTCATGTTTGCCTTTTCTTGTAATGTGCTTCTTATGTTTAGAAGCCCAATAAGTAATGTAGAATGTTTTAGTCATATATCCTTTCTTGTTATGGGACTATCCTATAGGATAATCCCATAATTGTCAATACTTAATTTACAGATTGTTGTTGCATTTGTTTTCTTGCAATCGCAATCTTTTGATCTCTTGTTAAGACCTCTTGATCTTCCAAAAGACTAGCCAGGTTCTCTGGACTATAAATTGATAAAGCCAAAGAACTACTTTCATTCATCATTGTTTCATTTAAAACAACTCCGA